TGCTGATACTGGCGGTGGCGAAACTGGCGCAGGTTCTTCAGGCACTGGAATACCAGAAGAAGGCTCAGGTATACCGGGCACTTCAGGTTCTGGTGGTATTGCTCAGGAAGAAGGATACGACCCTGACCCTCTGCCAGAAACAATGAGTGTTCCTAATCCTGATTTTGATTCAGAATCTAGGGATGTTTTATTCCAGAGACAAATCTATGACATGATTCTAAGGGAGACAGACCCTGTTCTTAGAGAGCGTTTAGAGGAATATTACGAAAGGACGGGTGGCAACCACGTAGAAGAAGTTAGAGCTGGTGTCCCTAGAGAAGAAGTATATGCTGATTATCCTCCTGATTATATAGAAGTCCCTTATGAAGAAGCCACGTTAGACGAAGAAACTTTTGAGGCTCGTTATCCTGATGGTTGGTTAGGCGGTTCTTTTGATACTCTAGATGCTAACAAAGATGGTGTTGTCTCTGACACTGAGTTGTCTGACTATGAGCATAACATGGGAAGCGGCCAAGGAGGAGAACCTTCTAACATCGTTAAAGAAATCTTAGACGCTTTAAGATTAGAAGTAGACACTCCTGATCCCTCTACAGGTCTTCCTACAGATAGTACAGTAGAAGTAGGCACGGCTGCTGGCCCTACTGATCCTGCTGTAGGCACAGGACAAGACCCTTCTACTGATCCTTCTACAGGCATTCCTTCTGATACTGCGGCTACTGGTGGCACTACAGGCGCTGGAGGTGCTGGTGTAGGTACTGATGAAGGAGGAGGCGCTGGTGGTGGCACTACAGGCGGTGGCGCAGGTTCTGGAGAAGCAGAGGCAGGTGCAGGAGAAGGAGAAGGAGAAGGAACCGGAGAAGGCAGTGGCACAGGAGAAGGCTCTGGGACTGGGACAGGAACTGGAGAAGGTTCTGGTGACGGAGAAGGCTCTGGGACTGGGACAGGAACTGGAGAAGGTTCTGGTGACGGAGAAGGCACTGGCAGCGGCGGGTTTCAGATACCTAACTTAAATAGACCTGCTACAAAGGAAGAAACCCCGCAGAAAAAAGACAGTACAGACCCAACAAACATAGACTACCTATATGACTTCCAATCTATATTTGCTAACCCCGAACAAGCGAGGCGTTTCGGGCGTTCCTACGGGGACGATGCGCCTATACGTAGGGCTGAAGGTGGCCTACTAGAGGTAAACAGCGGGGCTACAGAGGCCGCAGAGATTCTAGGTAAAAACGTAGAAGATATTACTCCCGAAGACATTGATTTTGCAGTAGCTTTAGTAGCGCAACAAACAGTTTTATCTGCCTCAGAAATGCAGTATGATAGCAATATTAATGATACGGTTGACTTCAATATGGGCGGTATGCTACGACAACGCAGAAGAGTCTCTCGTGATAACTATACAGAAGAGCTTTTAAAGCTGTTAGGAGAAGGGTAATGAGTAATTGGTTCAGCGATATAGTAGACGGCCTTGGGTCAGCATTAGAATTCGGACAAGATTTTATTAGTTCCGAGTTTGGCGAAAACTTATTTAATTTAGGGTTGGGATACTTAGCTAAAGATGAGTTTGAGACTAAAATTCCTCAAGTAGGGTATCAGGGCAAGGTTCCAGAATATACTGCGGTACGAGACCGCGTGCCTATGCCCGTCCCTGTTGAGGGTCAAGCTCCTAGACGTCCCGGTTCGGCAGGGCGTAGATACTTTTCCGACACTATATTTGCAGAGCGCCCCGAAACTGATATTCCTACCGTTGCAGAGGCGCAAGCTACAGCTCAATCTCAAGCACAAGGTCTAGCGCAGGAACAAATGCCTATGATGGCGGCAGGTGGTATAGCCTCTGCGCACAAGGGTTACTATCTAGGCGGTAAAACCGACGGTATGGCTGACGAAGTGCCAGCAACTATTGATGGCACCCAAGAAGCACGTCTTAGTGATGGCGAGTTCGTTATTCCTGCCGACGTAGTAAGTCACCTAGGCAATGGTAATTCTGATGCGGGCGCAGAGCAGTTACACGGTATGATGGATGGTGTACGTAAAGCACGTACGGGTAATCCGGAACAAGGTAAACAGATAGACCCTAACAAGTTTATGCCTACTATGGCTCAAGGTGGTGGGATAGCCGCATATAACTATGGCGGGCGCATACAAAAGTTTCAGGCAGGTTCAGATGATCCTGTTACAGCGGATACTACAGCAAATGACACTGGTGGTGATACAGGTGGTACAGGTGGTACAGGTGGTTCTACTGACAGTATATTTGATACTATACCTGAAGAAGGTGGTGCTAACGCAGGGTATGAGTCTTCGCTGTCTAGTTGGGCGGGAGATTACGTTACCGATATGTTGGGTAGAGGGCAGGCGCTAGGGCAGCAGGGCTACCAAACCTACGAAGGGCCACTTAGTGCCGGAGCATCAGACCTACAACAGCAGGCGTTCACTACCGCAGGTCAGTTAGATGCTGATCCCGCTAGTATGGGCATAGCTAGTTTCGGCGCAGATCAAGCGCAGCAGTATATGAACCCTTATCTCATGGCCTCGCTTAATCCACAGCTAGACGAAGCACGCAGGCAAGCAGAGATAGACCGCGTAGCTGCCGCAGGCCGACTAACTCGTGCCGGTGGTTTTGGTGGTTCTCGCCAAGCTCTTATGGAGTCAGAGGGACTACGCAACCTACAGACAAACCTTGCAGACATAACAGGTAAAGGGTACGCAACTGCATACGACAGGGCTTTGGATCAGTACAATGCAGAACAAGCGGCTCGCAACAAGTACGGATTTGACGTTATGGCGGAGCAACAAGGGCTTGGTGCCATTGATAGGGCCATTGAGTCTGAAGGTCAGGCCGCAGACTACGCGCAGTTCAGAGAAGAGCGAGACTTCCCATACAAGCAAGTACAGTACATGCAGTCGTTGCTGCAAGACTTACCCCTCGAAGCACAGTCAAACTATTTTACTGGGCCTAGCAGTGCAGCAGAACTGGCCAAAGGTACCGCAGGCGTAGAAGATTTATTAAAATTACTGGGGATAACACAATGAACGAGTTCAGTACCAAGGTAGACCGTACCGTTAAGGCGTATCGAGGTAATCCCGAAGGCTTAGATAAAAAATATAAAGTCAGTAAAGCCTTGGCAGACTTAATTGCCTACCAGCAATTGATGGGAGAGAAAGAAGCGTTGGCCAAAGACGTTATGCTTCGAGAGAGTAAGCAGCCCTCGTCAATTAAAGACCAGTATGAAGAAAAATTAGTTTCGGGTAGTAAAGATAGCATGATGGATAGAGCAGCCAGAGTTGGAAATATACCTCAAAATTTACAGCGCCCTCGACCTCCTCAACAGGGACAGCGTCCCATGCCACAGGGTATTGCCAGTAATCCACGCCCTAACATGCGAAATATGGCGCAAGGCGGAATCGTAGGGTTTCAAGCCGGTGGGGGTACTAGCCAGTCGGCGCTCCAGATAGCCCAGCAAGCAATGCAACCTAAGCAGGGTACTTACACAGGCCCGGCCCTTACGCCCACACAAATGGCCACTATGGCACTTCAACAGGCACAGTCGAAATACGGTGGTACAGGTGGTACAGGTGCACGCCCCATAAACAAAACTACAACTACTTCTACCACTTCAAGCAAGAGTGTGGATGATCGCCTAAAAGAGTATGGGGTAGACAAATCCGATATTAATAAAGAGATTTTGCGTAACGATACTAAAGAAGTGTCAGAAGCCATGGGGCCAGATTTAATTGACGCACAACGCAAAATGGCTGCTATGAATCCTGAGGAAGAGAAGACCAAGGAACGTGAGCGCCTGACAAACCGCTACGAAGGCGTCGGTATCCAAGCTGAATTACAGAGACAGATAGAAGAACAGAAAAAACTTGACGCTTCTGCTACAGACCCAGCTAAAATGAAAAAAGATGACAGGGATGCCATACTGCGGGGTATGGCTCTAGGCGGTGTTCGAGGGTCTACTATAGCCCAGAATAAGTTAGCGGCCAACAGAGCAAAAGGTGATCAAGAACGCATAGACCGCGTAAGAAAAATGACTAATGAAAAGAATACGGCTACGTTAAATTTACTTAAAGATGTAGACACGGGGGCCGCTGAGGCGTTTAAGGTATACGCAGAGATGCAGGGTAAAGCGTTTGATAGCCTGCGAGGTCTAAGTAGTGCAGATATTGCTGCCCGAGAACAGAGGTTTGCTAACGACATCAAGTTCGACCAAGGTAGGATGGGAAACATATTACGTGCAGTACAAGCGCAAGTAGCTGAAGATACAAGAAGACTAACGCAAGAATCGTTAACCCTCCAACAGCTCAATAGCATGATTGTATCGCAAGCAAACTCTATGCAGGAGACTAAGGATTCGATATACGGAGTTCAGGAGCTAGATCGACAGCGTATAGGGACTATACTCAATGATGTTAAAAACCAAAATTCACCACAAGGTCGAGCGCGTATTGCGGATGCTGAGAAAAAACTAAAGGAATTAGATCAAGAGGTAATAGATGCTAGTATGCTGAATTCAGGTTTACTGGAACGAATGACTTCCCTACTAGAAAATATGATAGACCAGTAGTAGCCCTTAAACATTATGTAACAACGTAGTGTGGTTACTAGCATTTCACTAGTATACTACTAGCATAAGACAGTGAGTAGTGTGTATGAATCAAATAGACGTTCTAAGCGCCCAGATAAGAAGGGCTAAAGCCGCTAAAGACCTTGCATCAGTGCAAGTATTAGAGCAAGAACTTAGCAGAGTATACTCAGAAGAGTCTAGCTGGCTGCCGGGCGCAATAAACCGCGCTAACGATGCGGGGGACACTGCAAGTGCAAGATTACTACAACAACAACTAGACAGTTTTAACTTGTCTCCCAGCCCCACTACGCCTAATACTCTAACCCCTACGCCTAACCCTCTTACCCCCGCACCCGCCCCTGTAGAAACTATAAACGAGGACGCGGGAATACTAGAAAACTTGTTAGCGGGCACAGCAGCGGGCGTAGTTAATCTAGCGGAAACCTCTGCGTTAGGTCTAGCTACTTTACAGGAAGAAGAAGCCGAACTTCAGTCTCGTGAATTTATTCAGGGGGTTGGTGACGCTTTAACCCCCGACGCGGGTAACCCAGATGACTTTAGTTATAAATTAGGAACCGGCATAGGCTCTGTAGCCGGTGCTATAGGAGTCACTCTAGGTACTATATATGGTGCGAGTGCCTTGGGAGCATCAGCGGTTGCCGCAGGATTGTCAGGGGTTACTGTTGGCGGATTAACGACCGCGTTTGCAGGTGCTGGTGAAGCTAGTGAAAGGGCAAGAGCTTTTGGTGCTAGTGAAGACGAAAGAAACACAGCCGCCCTTAAAGGGTTTGGCGTAGGTACTTTAGAGCAAGTCCCCATAGTCAAGATGCTACGTATCCCCGGAGTGTCTGAAGTGTTTAACAAGTTAGACGCAGAAGTTATAGGGCGACTCGGCAGTGCTGTTGCTGCCGGCACTGGAGAAGCTGTTCAAGAAGCTACTGCGGCAATACTACAAAACTTAATTGCTAGAGGGTACGACCCCGATCAAGTATTGCTTGACGCAGGAGTCATAGAAGAGGGGCAAGTCGGCGGTGCTACGGGCTTCTTTGTACAGCTTGCTACAGACGTAATTACTGGCAGACGCGGTAAGGTACGAACAGGTATTAGTTCAGAACAAATTGATAATATTCAAGCCGAGACACAGGTTGATCCTGATGATCGTCAGCTAGATTTAGGTTTGGATACTCCTGAGACGTTGGACTCGCCACCTACCGAAGAACAAGTAAACGAGTTACTGGATAGAGAAGTACTCGTAGACGAGAAAACCGGAGACCCTTACGTCATTGACGACGACGGGAACCGCGAGTACTACATAGACCAAAAAGAACTAGCCAAGTTAGTAAATACTGATAGGCGTTTAACAGATGCCGAAGAAAGAAAAGTACTGAAGTATGCCGGTTGGAAGCGTAAGGTAGAGGCTGACAATTCAATAACTTTTGAAACCGAAACTGAAATGGCTTTGGATTTATCTCCTGAACTTAAAGCATTCTTGGATAAGATGCGGGACAGAAAGACAGATGCAGAAGTAAAGGCGGAGGCAGAAGCAGACCTAGGCTTTATAGAAGACCTGTCGCAAGAAGAACAAGCGGCCTTGTTTGAAGATATGACCTTCGAGGAGCAGGAAGCCTTTGCCGCTAGAAATGTGCGTAAACAAGAAGCCGCTGAAGCAGAGGCGAGAACTCTTGCCGAGGCCCGAGAAGAAGGCCAGATCACTCCCAGAGAAGACGACTTCATAGATCAAATAGACGCCTCCGAAACCGCTGAAATACAAGAATTAGTAGACGATGACGCCTACGCAGAAATACAAGCGGAAGAAGACATAAAGGCTCAAGAGCGAACGCGCACCGCAGATCAAAGGCAAGAGTTAGAGCAAGAATCAGAACTAGAAAGTATAACTGGTAGGGTAGAAGGTCGCACACTATCCGACACCGCTCGGCGTAGAGAAGCCATACTACAAGAAGTTATAGAGCAAAACCCCACAACTAATTACAACTCTTTGGGTAAAGCCTTCCAGAGTGCGCTAGAGGCCGAGGGCGTAACAGACTCAATAATTACTGTGACAGAAGCAGGCGCTATACAGAAAGCCGTTAACTTCCAACTCGCTGCCCGCGACACAGAAGCGGGGAGGTTAGCCGCAGAGCAAGCTGAAGATGAAAAGCTAACCGCTGCGGACTCTGACGTGGCTGAAATGGAAGCGTTAATACCTGAGAAAGGAGCCAAACGTGGACTTACTACAGCAGTTGACACAGGAAGAGGTAGAGACAGCGTTCAAGATAGTCCAGCAGTCGTGGCAGGGGGAGAGACCCTTGAAGGTGCCAGAGATACTGCACCAACTGACGTTGCAGGATTGGACAGCCCTGTCGAAGGCACTAGCCCTACTAGAACAAGAAAAGGAACTAAGCGTGGTGCATTAACCCTTAAACAGCAGGATTCAGTAGCAGCCAGACAAGTTGATTTTGCCCTTAGCAGGGAAACGGCAGGGTTCCCGCGTGGCAAGAACGAAGAACAACAGCGCAAAGACTATATAGCAGGTTTTCGTGCGGGATACAAAAGGCCAGCTACCGAAGTCCAACAACCTTACGGGGAAGTGGAAGGTTCTGATGCCTTTCAGCAAGGGTACTTCAGTGGGAACAGAGAACTCACCAGTCCGTCGCCACTCGCAGTGGCAGAAACAACTACACCTGCGGTAGAAACAACTACACCTGCGGTAGAAACAACTACACCTGCGGTAGAAACAACTACACCTGCGGTAGAAACAACTACACCTGCGGTAGAAACAACTACACCTGCGGTAGAAACAACTACACCTGCGGTAAAGCCGAAAGCGGTCGGGTTTGTCCCTTCTAGTGAGGATACGACGGTAGCACCCACTATTAACCCAGAGACGGGGAAGTTCAGGTTTACTGGTAGGACTCGTTTTACTGTGAAGCCTCACGCAGCTTCGGATAGAGATACGTCCAGAGCAAACGGATTAAAAAACACCCCAAGAAAAGATAAAGCCCCCGATGGGTACGATGCAGGGCAGAAAGAAGCATACAACGCGAACACTGTTGTGCATAAGTACCTTAATCAATTTGACGATCTTGATAGCGCCTTGGATAGCGCCATATATGACGTGGCTGATCCTAAGAGTGTTGTATACAAAAAACCTAATAAAAAGTCTGGTGAAGTAGACCCGCTAGCACCCAACCTAGAATCTACCGGCGGAGAAAACGGGCAAAAGGTACTAGACTGGGCGACGAATAATTTAAGTGCTGAGACTATGCGACAGGTCAGGGCACGGATGGTTGATACGAAGGCACGTTTAAAGTTAGCGGAAGAAGGAATAATAAAGAAAGGCGAAGCTGCCGCTGCTGATGCAGCTATGCTGGCAGAACGAGAGGCCGATGCAAGGACACAAGAAAGCCTGCAAGAGGTGGGTAGCGCCCAAGAAATAGCTGATGCCGAAGCAGACGCCGCAGAAGCACAAGAAACACTAGACACCGAGGGCACGGTAGAAACAACTCGTGCTAAGGCAGCAGATAAAAGCGCGAGGAAGAAGAAGAAGGAAGTAAGTAAGCGGAAATCCGCTCAAGAATCTGCGGACGCTAACTTTGTCAAGGTTATAAACAACGATAGAATAGATTACACTTCTACTAATAACAAAGGGTTACTGACCTCCACGGCTATACGGAATGTTGAGCGGGCAGAGTCCTACGCTAACGCTAGCAGTGATCCAGAGACTAACTTAAAACAACTAGCGGAAGTGCTTGCTGTAAAACGTGCTGAAGCTAAAAAGGCTAAAGCCGAAGCTAGAAATAAAGCTAAAAAAGATAGGCAAGACGCCAAGAAAGTTTCAGAAGCAGAGGCTAACTTAGACGCTCGTAAAGACGTTAAGCCTAAACCCAAGACTACTAAACAAAAAATAATAGACGCGGCTGTAGAAAAGTTTACAAAAGTTAAGGGCATAACACGAGAAGACGTTATCGCTGCTTACAACTTAGCCATGCACGACGTACCCCGTAGTAGGAGAGAGGCCGAATCCAAAAAGTTTTTTGCGGATGCCAGTCCTGACCTAATTAAAGAAAGTGCAAGAATATATAAAGTACAAAAAGAGTTCGGGTACGATTTCCTAGAGTTAGATGTAGATGTTGCAGCGACTATGGATACGGACTTGCCCAAAGACGTTATAGAGTTGTTATCCAAAGGAGATTTACCCGGCGCTATGCAGGCGCTTGTTAGGGGAACTAAGAATAACCGCGTTAAGCAGGTAATAAAAGCGTTATCTAACGTAGTTGATGGGGTAAAGGTAGAGGTAGTAAACACCGAAGACCTAGAAAGTATAGGGTACACTCCTAGAACAGATGATAATGTTATAGCAGGAGTATACGACGCGGACTCCAACACTATATTTATCAACTCCGACAACCCCCTTACAGTACATACTGTACTGCACGAGACTACTCACGCGGCTACTGTTGCTACGCTTAATAATCCGTCTGACCCCAACACCAAGAAAATACAAAAGCTGTATAACGACCTTGTAGCAAGCGGCAATATATCGGACTTCGACAACATAACTAACATACGTGAATTTGTAGCAGAAGCATTTAGCAACCCAGCGTTTCAGCTTCGTCTGGCGGAATTAAACTCTCAGGGTAAGGATTACACTGCCTTACAGGCGTTTTTTGATGCGGTTACTAACATAGTTCGTAGAGCGTACGGCGCGGTAAAGCGTGCAGGGAGTAAGGTATCCGGTATTGGAGGGGACGTAGATGTAGAGTTTAGCGGCTCCGCTTTAACAGCAGTAGACCAAACTATACTGACCATGCTCTCCACCGACTCAAATTTTAGAGGTATGGATAAGTTAGCCGCGATGGAAACGCGATCTGCTGTGAGAGACTTTACGGGGGAGAACAAATGGCGTCCCGCTACTTCTCCGTTGGCCAAGGCTATATTTAGAGGGCTAGAGCGTAAGTCATCTTCTAGTAGTCAGAGACTTGCAGCTTTGAGAGAGTTCTTCTTTAAAGGCGTAGACATGGCCAAGCAACCTACTCAACTTGCACTGGGCGCACTTGACTTACAGACTCTAGGAGATGTAGCCAGAAACACAGGGTTTGGGCAGCTAGGGTATGATTTGTATAGGGCAATCCAAGCGCAAAGGGTACAGATAGGTTTAGGGCAAAAATCCGTAGAGTCCGTACTAGTTAAATTTAGAGATTGGGCAAGTTCCGTAGATAGTAAAGTAGTTGATTCGTTTAACACTCTAATATACAGCACTGAGTTTGGCGCTACTATATATGGAGTAGACCCCGAATTAAGTAAAGTAGATGCTAGAACTAGGTATGAAGGCAAAGAAGCTGGTGACGGCAGGGACTTGTTTGACGTGTGGTTAGACCAGCGAGAGCACTGGGATAATATAGGGGAGAGAGGGCAGGCGGAGTTCAGAAGACAACGCAAGCTGTATAAAGAACAGTTCGACGATCTGTTGGATGTGATATTCGGACAAATTGATAGTACTACCGGCGACAACAAGGAATTAGCCACAAAAATGAAGGACAGGATATCCAGAGAGTTGGCGGGGAAAGGTGCCCTAGATGTGTACTTCCCGTTAGTACGGGAGGGAAAATACAAGGTAGCCTACAGTGTTAAGGTAGATGGTAAAGAACAACCCGTGTTTCTTATGTTCCAGACTAAAGGAGAGCAGGAAGCGGCTGCCTTAAACGCGGCGGGAGATGCTATAGGTGGAGCGGATGGAGTCAGGACATACGATGCCGACATGGACATTAAGCAGTTCAACAAAACAGCTCCTTCTGGATCACTTGTGGCAGACATACTACAGCTACTAAGGGCTAATGATATTTCGTCGGATATACAGACTTCGGTGGTGAACATGTTCATCAATACACTACCAGAGACTGCCTTCGCTAAGTCTCTGCAAGGACGTAATAACGTGTACGGGTTTGAACCCAATGCAGCACTAGGGCTAGAGAAAAAAGGCTATAGCCTAGCCGCGCAAATAGCTAAGATTAGAAGTGCCGCAAAAATATCTGCCCTTAAAGAAAAAATAATTGAGACGGCGGGAGACCCCAAGGCTATAGACCCTAAGTGGAAGAGTACTGCGCTACGTAACTATACCCGCAACGAACTGCTGGATAGGGCTGACTTTGCTCTGTCTGGGTCTCCAAACAATATGTTTGAGAAGGGCGCTAAGATTGCTAATCAGATAGCCTTCATATACACCATTGGTTTTAACGCCTCATCAGCACTTGTTAATTTGGCTCAACTCCCCGCAATGGTATTCCCCAACCTAGCTTCTGTGTACGGGATAGACGCCACCGTTGGGGCGCTCAACAGTGCTACGGCAAGAGTAATGGCTAGGGGTAACAGGATAGACAGAGACTACGACGTTAAGCAAGTCAAAGTAACACGTAACGGTAAGGTTGCTATAGAGTTGCAAGTCACGCTGAAAGAAAGTAAGCGAAAGCAGTTAATGTCCTCCGCTAAGAATCCCCTGTCTTTAGACGATACAGCGCAGGTTAAAAGAGAGATAGAGGCGCTTGAACGAGACATACCCCTGATAAAGCACGCTCTGGAGCAAGGGCTTATAGAGACTACAGTAGGTATGGATATATCTGCGGCGGTAGAGGCCAGTGGGGAGAAGAGAACTAAGAAGTGGACGAGCCTAGACTGGTGGGGAGAGACTTCGGCTATTATGTTTAACTCGGCTGAGAGGTTTAACCGACAGTCTTCTTTACTTGCTAGTTACGACTTACTGTTACAGCAAATGGATTCTAGTAAGCGAGTGTACAGTAAACTACAAGCTAAGTTTGTTGACGTGCCAAGTAATACAGAGGCTAAGAGGAAGTTTGCGGCAGAGGAAGCGGCGTACATAACTCACGAATTAAATGGCGGCGCGACTCTGGAGACTACCCCCCGACTCATACGCGCTAACTTAGGGCGCATTGCAGGTATGTACAAGAGTTTCGGTATGCGTATGTACACTACTATGATAAAGAGTCACTACGACCTAGTCGTTGGAGGCACCAAGGACATGCCGCGCCAAGAAAGGAACGAGATAAGGGCGCAAGCATTAAAAGCTATAGTAGGTGTTAACCTGACCGCATTTGCTGTTGCCGGTGTGCAGGGTATGCCCTTGTTTGGGATCATACAGTTCGTAAGGGACTTGTTTAAAGAAGACGATGAGGACATGACTAGGGCCGAACTACAGCACGCCCTGACGACCATATTCGATGACATTCATTTGGGGCTTATGGCGTATAAAGGGCCGCTGTCTTACTACTCAGGTGTAGACGTGTCTCAGCGTGTAGCCCTTACAAACTTGCTATTTCAAGAGAACAGGTACAACCCAGAACCCACAGAAGAAGAACTTGTAGCTATGTTTACGGGTGGCCCTGCATGGAGTACTGTAAAGAGAATTATTAGGGGAGTCGAAGACGTAAAAAAAGAGAATTATCAGCGAGCCATTGAAAATTTCCTACCTGCGGGTATTACTAACCTTTATAGGATAAGTCCTTTAGGGCGATTTTCGCAAGAGGGGGGTATGTATACCAAGACAACGCAGGGTAGGTCACGTGCTCCTATATACACAGGACTAACCAATAAAGATTTGTTACTTAGTGTCGTAGGTTTTCCTCCTATGGGGTACGCAACACAGCAGGAAGTGAACGCTAGGGTAAGTAAAAAGATGAGGGCCGTAACTAAGCAAAGAAAAGACCTAATCAGCGAATATATCACGTCGTACATGGTAGATGATTCGCAAAGACTAGATAGAATAATGCCAAAAATAGTTGCTTTTAACGATAAAAACCCCACTGTCACTATAACCAATGATAGTTTGATCGGGGCCATAACGCGTGATTACGAGACGACCGCGAGTATGCAACGTGCGAACGGTTTATACGTAAACCCTAAACTCTTGAACTTGGTAGATGAGGCCGCGTTAGATGCGGTTTACCCTAAATAAAAAACCCCCTGTCGCCTCGGAAACGAGCAGGGGGTTGAGAGGGGTGTAACCGTAGCGGGTCAGGGGAGTGGCCCACTACGTCCCATATAGTATCATATAGTCCGCCAGATACGTACACCTAATTTGCCATTTTCTATGGCTATTTTTGTTTTAACTTGCCATTTCTTACGTTTAAACAGCTTTACAACCTGTTCCTTAGCTTTCTGTGTGTTAATACACGGTATAAAAACAGACGCCCCCACGTGCATAGCGCCCCAGTTTGTTACGATTTTTATTCCGTCAGGGGATATGTCATCTACCATTAACACGTTACTGTGTCTCTACATCTACCTTGGAGCAGTCCACAAACAACACGTGCGTTAAGGGTAGTACTGTAGTAGTACCTTTAGTAAGTCGCACCTTGGTGGTCTTAGCCCCAAAGCCATCTTTGAGTTCCTGTATAAACGATCCATAGTTTATCTGCTGTCGCCCACACCACGCCTTCAGTGGTTTAGGTATTAGGTACGCACGTTTGAGGTCAGTCTCATACCTACCAACTAGCCGCACTTTAGGGTCTAGTTCGGGTATAACTAGGTCGTCCATACCGTTGCCCTGATTCTTGCGTAGGTCGTCACTGCTCTTGATTTTAAGTATGCTACCCCAATGCTCGTGGATATAGTCGTTGAGGGTATCTGCCGCAGAAGAACCCATGTCAGCTACCGCATTTAAGTTCTCACGTAGTAACTTGATAACATACTTAAACAGCTTGTTAGTGTCGTAGTTAACTAGCCCTATCTTCTTAGCCACGAGTACACCTGTCAGGTTGTTTGCCGCACCTGCTGACCAGAATCGGTTCTCAGCAGTGAGTCCTGCCACTTCATCTATCTTTGCCTGCACGGAGTCGCGTAGCTTCTTTACTTCTTCTAGGTTCTTCATAACGTACTGTATGTAAACCGTTCCGGCGTGGCCGTATATGGACACAGCGTTGCGTGCGTGGGCATCAGTAATGCTCTTAGTTCCCGCTTCTTTAAACAGCTTAACTGCCTTGGTCTCTAGCATACGTTGAGCCTCCGCCTTCGGCCCATTCTTGTACATGCTTATCTTTTCGATGATGCTAGTGTTACCTGTAGTGACAGCCTGTAGGCTCCAAGGCTTACCGCGTGCCCGTTCCGTATTTGCCCCACCGCCAGTCATGCGGTTCCTCTGTTTACCCCCAGTCAGTTGGTACACCATGTCTGATAGGTCGTCGCCTTTAGCGTTAGTCATCTCGTCAATGTACAGTGGCAGGTTATGGTACACTTCTCCACGTAGCATCCTAGAGTTTTGCGTATCGTTCTTATCCAGCACTAACTCTTCGGGGTTGCCCCATACAGATGCCCCTACGAACATAGCAGTAGTCTTACCAAGGCCACTCTCCTTACTATGCACGTGGAACCCCGAGCAAGCTACCGGACTAAGTGCCATAAGAGGTGATCCAAACGCGGACGCAACTATGTACTGATGTAGTTCAAACCCGTCACGGTCGTAGAAGTTAGCCATGTCGATCCACTCTTGCAAAGTACCCTTGGGTTCAAACGCATGGAACAAGCCCACCGTGGGGGTGGAAGGAGGGTTGGCCTTTATACTATCTGCGAATATCTCTTGGTTGCCTACTACAAATGATGTGTATGAATCGTCAGTCCACCCAAACTGCCTACGTGCTTCGTCTGCAACGCTGGTAGCCTGTAACTCGTTTACCCATGTTGTCATGTAAGTCATAAGATCATCCATCCTCGAAACAGCTACCCCGTTCATGGACATCTGCTTCCGTAATTCTTCTTTGGAGGTAACGGAGGTAAGTGGGATTGTAAACTCCCTAACTCCATCTTTAGGTAAGTGTAGTCTGACAACTACAGCCTCGCCCATCTCCACGTCTTGTATACGTTTAACCACGTACAGGTCATTGTGATATACGACCTTCTCATCAGGATCGCCCTCGGCATTGGTAGTCCGTATGTAAACACCACCGTTGGTTCCCCTAAAGAAAGGTCTAGGGTATGCCGGAATAACATAGGTAGTGGCAGGCGCAAAGGGTAGGTCTAACGCAGGTACTTCTACGATGTTGTCTGCTTCTGTTGCCTCCACCACACTACTGCCTAGCACTATAGGAGATTTTATCTTGCCCCAGTTAGGGCAGTTCGGGCACACGTCAGGATTAAACTCGTCAAAAGACGTACACTTGTACGGGCCTTTAATCAGCTCCATCTTCTCCCGTGTGTCCTCGGGAGTGTAGCCCTCGTGCTTCTTAGATATGTTGTGAGCCGCAGATTCGGAGTCCACGCAGAACTTAGCGATAGACAGTCCCGCTCTCCACATGGGTTCACTGCAATTCTCTTGGTCTTTCCATATAGTCTTTATCTGGTCGCAACCAGTGCCGTTCATGGTCTTAGCTATGATGTCTTTAAACTTGTTTTGCTTGTTACCCATCAACGCATCCATGACGGCGTTGCTACCCGAGGGGGTCATTTTCTTGGGAACTGGTATCAACCCCCCTCCCAACAGCGTAGAGAACTTGTCAAAGTCTACGTCATCAGGATGGTCATCCCCAAAGAACTCTACAGGTGATGGTGGGTCAGTCTTGTAGTTGTGCGTAGTAGGTACACGGAGTACCCTAGCGGCATCGGCAGTGACGGCGGGGTCAGCCAGTAGTCCGTGTTCAACACATAACTTCTTTAGGCGCTCTGCCACAGGGAGCCAGTCGTCCAGCCCTATCGACTCCGAAAGGAACCAGTATGCGTGAACGCCCCGCCCAGAGTTAACCAGTTTAGGTTTGGGTAGTGATAACGTCTTACAGAACCCCTGTAATGCCACAAGGGCTTTATCTTGATCTGGATAGTCCTTGGTAGCCCCACAGTCGAGGTCTAAAAAGAAAGACTTTAACTGGTGTACGTTATCTACTTTGCGTGAGTTTGTTTCTTTAAATGTACTAAGTGCAAAATAAGAATCATACCCTTTGCTGTCTAGGTCACGTGCGGCATCAGCCATATCCCCTACGGAGGTGTAGAACTTCTGTACCCTCCTGTCATCCTTCGTACGGAAAGAGAACAAGCAGTAATGCCCATCTTCCCCCAATACCCTTCTTAAAAAACTTTCTACTTGCATAATATATACCTAAATCCGAGAGGTATCGTAGCAGGGGCGCTTGCACGCCCTTTTCGGAATATGTCCTAGCTACAGTTTAGTCTTGCAGGGACTAGTCGTCCCAGTCGGCCACTATATCAGCCAGTGCATCGTCAGATGCTTTTGGTGCGGGTGCCTTCTTCTTAACTACTTTCTTCGGCTCCTCGACTTTTGCGGGTTCGTCATCCCCAAACAACTCATCAGTTACTACTTCCGCGGGGGCAGGGGCAGGGGCTTCAGCTACTTCAAACGGGTTATCTTCCGCTGAGAACTGGAACCCACCTTCTACAGCACCGAAAGGCGATGCGGCTTCCATAGGTACATACTTAATAACCTGTACCGCACGTAATCGGAGGGACACACCCGCTTCGCGCATGTTGTATGGAGTAAACGTAACCGCTACGTTGACAGTGCTACCTGTGGTAAGCATGAAGTCGTCTGGTAGTTTAACGCTTTTTGCGTCGTATTGTACAGGCTTAAACGTAGCGTCTTTACCGTACGCACCTTTCAGTGATGCTTTGTGCGTGTAAGTGCCATCTTCTTCTTTCTTGAAGGGCATATCAAACTTGTCGGGCCAACCCTTTTCTTTCTTGGCTTCATACGCTTTAACCATCTCCATGAACAGAGCCTTGGCTTGGTCTTTAGTCATGCGGAAGCGGGTCTCATACTTAGCGCCTTCGTCAAACGCGTCACACGGTACAGTGCGGTTCTCTGCGTTATCGAACTTGTAAGTCTTGTTAATACGGGGCCATAAGGCTTCGACGTTTGAGATTACATATTGATTATTTGTAGCCATTTGATAAATCCTAATTAATTAGTTTGCATTTAGCTCGAAACCTTCCACCACACCAAACGGAGACACAGGTTCACTTGTTGTAGGGATAGACATAGTGATAGCCTGAATAGTATCTTCATGGTCAATCATGGCCGAAACCCTCTCAAGTGTGTCTTCGTCTAAGCGGTCTACCGGCTTAAAGCAAAGTTTTGGTACTGCACTACCCTCATCAAAATAAATCTTGGTGGTGATAGTAACTACAGGCGTGTCATGTTTAGCGAGTAACCGAGCATAGTTTTGCATACCCATATCTCCGCTATTAGCACTGCCAAATATAGACGTGGCAGGTATCTGTAACTGATACACCTCTTCGGGGTTATCCCGAAATACAACTGCTAACCGTTGTCCAAACCGGCAAGCCCTACCCCCATACTGGCCAGAACCTCTTATATTTTGAGGGCAGTCCATACAACGCATTGCTTGCCGTTGCTCTTGGGGTACATCTACTGAAGGTACTTGTGTGTCGGCAGACCAACACGTAGGTACCGCAACCCTATTGGGGTCGTACGCATCGCCATAGTAAGCGCGAGAAACTGGAGCGGCGTTTACTATAACCACATCCATATAACCTAAGTCTCTAGTAACTTCTTCACCATCAGCTATAACGTGAAACTTGCCACCACGTATGCTGATTCGGCGTAGTCCATTGCTACTCATCAGGCGTCTTCATCCAAGTCTAACTCTAACTGCTCGTACATCACGTCATCTTGGGGTGCTTCATTTACAACTGCCGTAGGCTTACCCAAAAGTTCGGCTTCTAACTCCGGTAACTTAAACCTGTAAGTAGAACCTACCTTTATATAGGTATCGCTCGGGATTTTATCGGTGCGTATCCACGCACGTACGGTAGAGATAGACACTGCAAAGTGCTTCGCTACGGTTTCAATTGGGACAAATGCCGCCATTATTTCCTCCTTACTGAGACTACATATTCTGAGTCTACGTTAAGACCTTTAGGCACAAGGTCGGGGTTCTCTTCCAAAAACTGCTTCATGTTTGCCTGATTTAGTCGTTTGTCTAATAACTCGGGTGCCTCATGCTCTAAAACAAATTCGTGCATGTTGCTCCAATCACTAGTCCAGTACCTAGTCTTGGCAGACCTATAAAACAATCCTGCTGAAGTCTTTACACTATCGACGCCCTGCTCCTTGCAGTACTCCAACAAGGCTTTCTTTACCTTGTCCATCTGCTCAGTCAGTTTGCCGTCCTCTTCTTTAAACGCCGCCGATAGTTCTGAACGCTTATCTTTAATCTTGAGATAAACCTTGGTCAACTGTTCGGCGGTAGACTTTCCTTCACTCATTACACGCTCCTTTACTAACGGGACGTACACTTTATTGCCTTATTATTAGCTAGTCAAGTATTTCTTTGTAAAGGTCAATCATTTTTGTGTGAATGTCTATTCTGTTATCGAGTAGTGCGTAAACACGTTTCTCTGCGTGCGAACCTTGAAGCTGGACGACGGTACATTTGTGATCTTGGCCTGATCTGTGTACACGAGCGTTGGCTTGCGCGTAGGTTTCCAAGGAACTTGTAGGTGCCCACCATACCACCGTGTTTGCCGCAGTTAATGTTACTCCGTGTGCCGCTGACTGGGGTTGTATGACCAGCACTCTAGGATCATCAGCTTCTTGGAATCGCTTGAATATCTCCGTACGCTTACCGGCACTCACATCCCCACGTATTATCTCCGTAGATATACCGTCATCGCGTAGCTTGTTAGTCAGTAGGTCAATCGTATGTTTGAAGGGTACGAACACTAGCACCTTCTTACTAGACTCGTCTATGACTTCACGTAGTACCTTATATCGGGGGGATATGTCGAACTCTACTGCGTCCCCCTTGTCGGTATACACTGCACCTGCGGATATTTGTAGTAACTTGTTCATGTTAACTGCGGCATTGGCAGCACTTATCTGTTCCCCTGCCGCCTGCATTACCATCTTGTTCTTCAGTTCTTTGTAGTACTTCAACTGTTGTCGGGTAAGAGGTACTTCTCTTTTGGTGTACACCATAGGTGGTAGGTCAAGGCACTCGTCTTTGGTAAACCGTATGGCTGGTTGCAGTACCCTATGCACCGTATTGGTAGCGTCTTCTTTGGGCACCCATTTGAAGTTTGTTACCTTACGCATCACTTGGTCACGGAACGATCCAAAAAATCTGGGCACGCCATTGGGGTTAACGAGTTTGGCTATACCGTATGCATCAGTTGGGCTTTGTGCAGCAGGGGTACCCGTCATCATCCACAGCCACGTGCTTGGCCCCACTAACTTGTTCATGGTCTTCCATCGTTTTGTTTGCGGGTTCTTGTAGTGCGTAGCCTCGTCAACGATTATGAGGTCAAACCCTCCATTAGCCACGGCATCCGCTACGATCTCCACCCCATCATAATTTATTATCACGTACTCAGCATCGCCTTCGATTATCTTGGCGCGTTTGTCTTTTGCTCCATAGGCCACGTCTACCTTGCGGTGCATAGCAAAGCTAAATAAGTCGTTGCGCCATGCGGAATCCATAATAGATAGGGGGCACACCACCAACACTCGACGTATCACCCCCTGCTTCATAAGGTAGTCTGACGCCCATATAGCACTGGCAGTCTTGCCTGTACCCTGCTCGTTAAAGCAGAAAGCCTTGCGGTTCAACGTGAAAAAACTAGCTGTAGTCTTCTGATGATCGAACGGAGTGTACTTACCTGTCCAATCGTACTTAGATTCTATGGGGGATGGCGCGTTGATGTTCATGTTGCGCAGTACCTGTGTCTCTTCTAATCCCCAGTTAACAAGTACTTGGTTGTTTGCTAACTCCCTGCTCTTTGGTATAACCGATGTAACCTTTGCGGGGTTACGTAGCGTAAGTAATAACGCCTTATCATCTACTATCTTCATATCTGTACGAACTCCGTCATTGGTATATACATACATGTTTCAGTGTCGTGGCTATCGTTTCTATCGTGCCTACCTCCTAGGCGTTTCTCGTACCTATCTTCCAGAACTACCGTAAACACTCCATCAGTAAACCGCACAATTAATAAGGGTATTACTTTATCCTCTTTGCTCATACGTAATATGCTATCAACCTTCATAGCACTTATCATATAAGTGAGGTACTTATCGCTCGCATTAGTTCGGGTTTTGATTTCTACATTGCCTACATGCTTACCATCTTGGAATAGTAAGCCGTCTATAGAGGAGAATGGTTCGGACTTCTCATATGTAAACTTACCTTTAGATTCTATATACTTCTTTATGTAACCCTCGTTACTACGGTCAAACTCACTTTCATACACGGGACGCATTTGTTTCTCCGATGCAAAATAGCGTGAAGTGGGTGTCCACGTCACACTGAAATATAATTACTTGTTAACACGTTAAGGTGATAACACCTACACACTCTGTTAATGGGTAGACTGAAAACTGGATAACTGTACAGCCCAGTCAGGTCGTGGCTTTGCTACCTAGGTAACAAAAATATCTCCGCCATACTAAACGACTTAATAAATCGTTTACCTAATTATTATACCGTTTTAGTAGCCCTGCTTCGTCCACAGATAGGGCTAGGTCTGCATTATGTAGGGACTAGCGATGAATATAGCACTAGCCCGTTAGACTACTCGATTTTATGCCGCTGATTGTTAATGCCATAAGGAGAGGCACGACATCGTTTAAAGACGCATCAAGCACGCGTCAACCCATACCAATAGGGAGTTCTTTACTTAGGCTTTCTACTGCCTTTCTTCTTGTAGTTCCGGCTACGGTTAGTAGAGCTATCCTCTACTGTAACACCGTCTTTGTTGCTTCCGCCATTGACCAAGGCTTTCTTATGACTAACGTCTTTACCTTCACGCTTGTCAGCCTTACCGTTAC